GGAAGCTGTTCAATATGCTCAATCAGTTACTCAACAAAAAAATCAAGCAGAACAAAGATTATCTAAATTAGATAAAAACTATGTTAGCGAATTTGAAAGTAGAGTAACTAGTAGTATAGCAGCAGCAAGACAAGCTCTTAAAACTGCAATTGAATCTCAAGATGTTGAAGGACAAATTGCAGCTCAAGAACAGTTAGCAAATTTAACTGTAGAGTCTGCTAGAGTTAACGCTTTAAAAGCTAGAGAAGTAGCACAACCTAAAGAAAAAGAGGTTAATGTTACTCCACAACAACAACCTACACAACAATCGGACCCTAAAGCAGAAGAATGGGCTACAAAAAATCCATGGTTCGGTAATGATACTGCTATGACTTATACAGCTTTTGATATACATAAAAAGCTCGTAGAAGAAGAAGGTTATGATCCTAAATCTGATGAATATTATACAGAAGTTGACTCCAGAATAAGGGTTGAATTTCCGCATAAATTTGATAAGATTGATGACAATACTACAAAAAGAGCAAGACCTGCTCAAAATGTAGCTTCAGCTAATCGTCCAGCAGCAACAGGACGCAGAAAAACTGTGAAACTCTCGCCATCACAGGTAGCAATTGCTAAAAGAATAGGCGTGCCACTCGAAGAGTATGCGAAACAATTAAATATCACGGAAGGAGCATAAGCATATGGAAAATGAAAAAATGAAAACTTCTCGTGCGAGTCAAACAAGAGACAAGCTTAAAAAAGCTACAACTTGGACTCCACCCTCATCACTCGATGCACCACCTGCACCCCAAGGGTACAGACATAGATGGATTAGAGTTGAAGTCCTAGGTTTTGATGACACTAAAAATATGTCAGGAAAACTTAGAGAAGGCTGGGAATTAGTCAGATCAGACGAATATCCAGATCAAGACTTTCCATCTTTGACAACAGGAAAATATTCTGGTGTTATCGGAGTAGGAGGCCTTGTGCTGGCAAGGATACCCGAAGAAATCGCGCAACAACGTGAAGCTTATTATAGAGATCAAAATAAAGCACGTGATGAAGCAGTGAATAACGATATTCTTAAGGAACAGCACCCAAGTATGCCAATCAATAATGAAAGGCAGACTCGTGTAACTTTTGGTGGTTCAAAGAAATAATCTTTTAGTAATTTCTTACCAACAAAAAAATGTTAACCGTACTGGAGGCCCGCAGGGGCAGGTACACTTAAGAAAAGGAAAATAAACTATGGCTAACGATAGTACAGCTGGATACGGATGTAGAGCAGTAATGACTGTGGGTTCAACACCTGCAACTTCTGGTCAATCTGAATACAAGCTATATGATTACGCAGGCGCAGCTTTTAATACAATTTTCAAAGGCGACCCAGTTTCTTTAAATGCAGGAACTCAGGCAGCTGAAAAAGGTTATATTCAAGATGCTACCTACGATTCAACAGATGATGATAATCCTGGTGGAATTGGCTGGACAACAGCTTCTTCTCCTCTACTTGTAGGTGTCTTCAATGGCGCTTTCTGGGTAGACTCAGGCACATCAAAACCAACATGGGGTAACTCAGTACCAAGTGGAACAAACTTTGGTGTTGATTACAACACAGGCTCAAGCGATGGAACTGCTTTTGTATTGGACAATCCTAATCAGGAATTCAATATAAGAGTTGGTGGATCAGCTTGGCAACAAAATGATGTTGGGTTAAACTATAACACAGGTGATAATGGCGCTACAGGAATTAGTGGTATGTCTGATGAAAGATTAAGAATCTCATCAGTTGCTACAACTTCTATGTTTACTCTTGTAAGAGGTGCTAATATCCCGGGTCAAAACGATTATGCAAGCGACGGCAGTGATGTTGTTGTTATGATCGCTAAAGGCTCGCACTTGTACAACTAATAGCGAATAAGGAGAAAATAAACTATGGCTATATCAAGAGCACAACTCGTAAAAGAGTTAGAACCTGGTTTGAATGCTTTATTCGGACTAGAGTACAGACAATATGCAAACGAAGCTGCAGAAATTTTCGATACAGAAACTTCAGACAGAGCTTTCGAAGAGGAAGTAATGTTATCTGGATTCGGAAATGCTTCTGTTAAACCTGAAGGTCAAGGCGTATCATACGATGATGCACAAGAAACTTTCACAGCTCGTTACACAAACGAAACAATTGCTTTAGCATTTGCGATCACTGAAGAAGCGATCGAAGATAACTTGTATGACAGACTTGCGTCTAGATATACAAAAGCTTTAGCAAGATCAATGGCAAGCACTAAGCAAATTAAAGGCGCTGCAGTATTGAACAATGGATTTGACAATACATACGCAGGCGGCGATGGAGTTGCTTTATTAAGTGATGCTCACCCTACTCTTTCTGGAACTTTCAGAAATGAGCTAGCTACAGCAGCTGACTTAAACGAAACTTCATTAGAGCAGTCTTTAATCGACATTGCGGCTTTCACTGATGAAAGAGGCCTAAAAATTGCAGCTAGAGGAATGAAAATGATTATTCCTTCTGCGCTTCAATTTACTGCTGACAGACTTATGAAGTCTGAAGGTAGAACAGGTACTGCTGATAACGATATCAACGCTATCAAGAACATGGGAATGGTTCCAGAAGGTTATACTGTAAACCATTACTTAACTGATCCTGATGCGTTCTTTATCAAAACAGACGTTCCTAATGGTCTAAAACATTTCAACAGATCACCTATCAAAACTACTATGGAAGGTGACTTTGATACTGGCAACGTAAGATACAAAGCTAGAGAGAGATACGTATTCGGATTCTCAGACCCTAGAGGTGTATTTGGTTCACCAGGAACTGCATAATAAATAATTAATTTAGGGGCCGATCACAATTCGGCCCCTTTTTTTAAATAAGGTGAGAGAATGAAAAACTTCCTAATTAATATATATGCTTATAAACATCATGCTAAATTTAGTATTTCGGCAGAAGACAACGCTGAAAGTGTTGAAAAAGCTATACTTGACAAACTGGGAGAAAAAGGTGTAAAATGGGATTATCTTGGAGAAATGAACGATCCTAAGATAAATCGAATAACTTATGAGGAGGTTATTGATGATACAAGACCTTTACAAACAGAAAAGGTCCTTGGAGTTGAAGTGGGAACAGGAGTGGCTATCTAATGGTAGATATACTCTTGACATGGTCAGAATTGATGACAAAGTTAAACAAGTCATTACTGACATTAAGCTTGAAGAAGCTAAAATTGCCCACAGACAGAATAGCGTTGAAGGCGCTGCTCCACAAGTTTCTGTAGCTACTTAATAAAAAGCTACATCGTTGGAAATTCACTCCGCACTATAAGCTCTCTTGCACTCTACTAAAAACTATTGTATATTTATCACACTATACATTAAACTAACATGAATGCTGACGCGTATAGTCGACAAACCTAGAGGACAGTATTCATATATTCTAGGAGGAATATAACATGGCAAACACTACATTCTCAGGACCGGTTCGATCTGAAAACGGTTTTGATATAGTAAACTTTAATACATCAACAGGTAAACAAATTACTGATATTGGTTTAGAAGTTTTTGAACAATCTGTTACAGTTGCAAATGGTGCAACTACAGGAACTTCAACTGCTACAATGCCAACTAACTTTATTGTGCTTTCAGCAGTCGTAGTTGTAACTACAGCTGCAACAAATGGAGTTTATTTAACAGACGTAGGAACAGCAGCTGACCCTGATGCATATTTAGATGGTATGGGTACAGTTATCGCTATCAACTCTGCAGGATTCAAAGGACACTTTGCATCTAACGGAGCAGGCGGTATAGTTGATCTTGCAGCGGCTACAGCAGCAGCTACAGCAGCGCCAGCAACTTTAACTCTTACTGTTAACTCAGATCCAGGAAGTGATACAGTTTTCAAAGTAAAATTACTTGGATTCTCTTCATCTTCTGATACTGAATAATAAATAAATTAGTGTGGGCTTCGGCCCACACATAACTTAAGGAGAAAAAATGGGAACTTATATTTCCAATGTACAAGCCAAAAGACTGACTGCGACTGGAACTGTTTTTGCTGGACCCGCTAGACTTTTAGGAATTTATTTTGTTGCGGACACAACAGCAGGATCAATTGAACTAAAAGATGGTGGTGCTACTGGAACATCAAAAGCGGTATTTGATACACCATTAGGTGCATCTAATGCTGGTGAAGAAACTACTTATCAAATTGAAATTCCAGGAGACGGAATAAGATTCGAAACAGATTTACACGCTACTTTAACTAATGTTGACAAAGTAACATTTCTGTTTGGATAGGAGTCTTAGGTGGCCACAATTACTTATACAGTTACGGTTGCAACTGGAACTAACCAATATGGTACAGGAAGTAAATACTATATTAATGGTACGGTTAGTCCAACTATTCAGTTACAAGAAGGCAATACCTATATCTTTGACACTTCTGATAGCACTAACGGCACTCACGTTTTTGCATTTTCTACAAATCCAAATAACTCACCAGCGGCAGCTTACACTACAGGTGTAACTACTACAGGTGTATCTGGACAAGCTGGATCAAACACTACAATTATTGTAGGTAACTCAACTACAACAACCGATCAAACTGTCCCTCCATTATTTTATTATTGCACTCAACATGCCGGTATGGGTGGTTCAGCTCCGACTATCACAGCATCTTCTGGAATTACAGATAAGTTTAATCCAGCCATAGATGATATTATAGAAGAAGCTTTTGAAAGAACTAATATAAGAGGTACACGAACAGGTTATCAATTAAGATCAGCAAGAAGATCTTT